GTAATTCTCAAAGGCACAGATATTGACGATGAGACAATGCAATATGGGAGCATTGATAAGTGCTCTTGGTACGCAGAGAAAATCAACTTCTATAATCAGAGACAAACAAGGAATAATTACTCAGCGTATTGCAAGCCTCTTGTGATAACGAAAGCAGAAGAATGACGCAAAAGAAATTACAGAAAGGGTCAGTCTGGGAAAAGGCTGATGCTAATGGTGACAATATAATAACCGATAGTGAGATTGCTCTTAGAGAAAGGATGATACGGATTGAAAACCAAGACAAGAAAGAAGATCAACAACGCTATATGGTCTGGTTCTCCGCTATCAGCGTCACAGCTTTTATTATTGTACTTATGTTGCCTGTCGTACCGCTAGACAGAGTAGATCATCTTAGCTCTATAGCCTCAACGTGGGTTATATCCAACATGGGTATCATAGGGGCATTTATTGCGTCTAATGCGTTTAAAAAGAATGGAGATACCAAACAATGAAAGTCAAAGGTGTAGACCTATCAGCCCTCACTAAGAGGCAACAGGAGACCATGAAAAGACATGGGGTTCATCATACAGCGAAACATCTACGCGATATGTTGAAGCGTATGAAAAAGGGAACGTCATTTACAGCAGCACATAAAGCATCACAAAAAGCAGTGGGAAAATGAGTAAAAAGAAAGTCGCAAAACCAACAAACCCTTCGCTTTATGCCAGAGTAAAGGCAGAGGCAAAGAAGAAATTTAAGGTTACACCATCAGCTTACAGCTCAGCATGGATAGTTCGCGAGTACAAGAAACGTGGTGGAAAATATAAGACTGTGAGTGCGTAATGGCAAAGCCTAGAGGTGGATTAACAAAGTGGTTTGGTAAAGGTAAGAAGGGCAACTGGGTTGATATATCTGCGCCTAAGAAAGATGGTAAGTTTCAGCCCTGTGGTCGTAAGTCAGCAACCAAAAGCAAAAGAGGATATCCAAAGTGTGTTCCGGCAGCTACAGCTAGAACTATGACTAAATCTCAGATTAAGTCTGCGGTTACACGCAAACGAGCAAATCCCACAGCTAAAGTTAAGACATTTGTGAGAAAGAAGAAGAAAGCATGATAGGACAAATCATAACGTCCATAGGTGGTCTTGCGTCTAGTTATTTAGACTCAAAAAGTACCATCGCAAAAGCTAAAGCAGAGAAAGAACTTAAAATTGCTTCTGGAGAGTTGTCTTGGGAAGTTGCAGCTATGGAAGCGTCAAAGAATAGCTGGAAGGACGAACTCTGGACTATAGTTTTTGTTATTATTTTAGTGGCAAACTTCATCCCCTTGTGGGGCATACAAGACATTATGCAAAGAGGTTTTGAGAACTTAGATAAGTGTCCTGATTGGGTGCAGTATGGAATGTATGCCTCAATCGCAGCATCATTTGGATTACGTTCATTTACCAAGCTAGGGAGAAGAAAGTGAAATGCTTCCACTGTGATGGTGACACAACCAAACTAGGGCATGAGGATTTTGATGAGAGATTTGATGAAAAATATACAAGACTTACTAAGCTCATTTGTACAAACTGTGGGGCGTTTTATAACGTCTATCTACCCACAGACAAAAAGTTCTTCACCAAGTTCGAAGACGAAGAAGAAGACTAGAAAGTCTAAGTGACTCCAATCAAATGTAACGTCTGTGGTCATCAATTAGATGATGAAGACAGCGTATGTAACTATTGTCGTTTTGCGTCAGATATGAACCTTGAATGGGTAAATTATATTTCAAAGAAAGAGGAAGAAGATGTTCAAACTAAGCCAAAGAAGTTTCCAACGATTAGCTGGCGTAGACGAAGCTCTACAGGAGACAGTCAAACTAGCGATACAGAAGACCAAGATTGATTTTGGCGTTATCTGTGGCATGAGGACAAAGGAAGAGCAAGAGGTTCTTGTTGCCAAAGGCGCAAGTAAAACTATGAAGAGTAAGCACCTTGAAGGGAAAGCTGTAGACCTTATGGCGTATATTGATGGTCGTGCCTCATGGGAATTGAATGTCTATGACGAGATAGCTGATGCTATGAAAGAGGCAAGTAAACAGACAGAGGTTGATTTATGTTGGGGGGCTGCATGGCATATTAATAGTTTGCGTGAAAAAGATATGACCTCCGAAGCAATGATGACGCAATACATTGATCTCCGAAGGTCACAGGGCAGATTTCCCTTTATTGATGCACCTCACTTTCAAGTGACGTAACTCTCAAGCCCTTCTTGGCTCTGGTACGTTCTAAGTAACCATCAGCAATCAATTCATTTACAACTCTGCCACAATGATTAAGTGAGTAGCCCGTCTCTCCAGCAATATCTTTCAGCATGGGTGAGTACTCCTTTTCCAGAATGTATTGCTTGATAAAATCATACACTCGTTTCTGCGTTTCATTAGCAAACTGCACCATTACAACATCTCCTTTATCGTCAAAGATTTGGCTCTCTCATAACGCTCCGGCTTGGCTTTAGTCATCGTTGGACGTTGTGCCTTGTAGTGCCTCGTTATCCATTTAATCTTGTGCGATGTTTCCCCAAGATTGTTGCATAACTCCCCTTCCTCACTATTACCCATCTCCTTCATCACAGTAGCCTCAAGTTCTTTTATGCGTTCCTGAGAGGTCTTAATCATGCTTTTGAGTTGATTAATTTCTAATATCTCATCACCAACATTTGCAAGATCAACTATAGGCGCATCACTATCGTGACTGTCAAAGACCATAGCTAAGTCGTTAGGGTCTTTCGATGGAAACATATAGTCTCCTATCTCTCCCCCCTTCTCTATTGCTTCAACTCTCATGTAAAAGTCTAGGCATTTCTCAACGATAGCTTTCTGCATTTTTGCGTCTTCTTTGTAGAAATACAGACACAACTGAGAGCCACTATACAAGATAGCTATAACTCCCCACTTACGTCCTGTAGCCATGAGACCAGCTTGTAACTGCCATACTCCAAGATGAGGGGGCGGTATATCACGGAAGTAGGTCTTTGTCGTTTTGACCTCTAAATTCCCATCACCTACAATGTCAAAGTCCAAACTTATACCTTTTGGCGCAAAGGTTGATCTATCGTCTATGGTGATAGTCTTTTTGATGGGTACATGAAGGATACCATCTAGAGACACTGAGAAGAGCTTCTTGCCATCGTGATTAAAGTGATATGGCACTCTTACCTTGTCAGTAAAGTTGTCAATGCCTAGCCTTGCAGCCGTTCTTTTGATGATATTAGGCTCATGTATATCCCCCCATTCCATAGCCTCGTTTTGCTCTATATTCTGAACCTTGAAGGGGTCAATACCTCTTGCGCCTAAGATATTGGTCAAGAGTGTGTTGGGGGTTGTGTACGGGTTGTCATCCATCAATGCCGGAATGACAGACCCTGATAAAAATTTATTATCTGTGATCTTCCCTACCATTGCAGACTCGCAAAGATAACGGGTGACCACGCAAATAATACAAGACTAATAAATATAAATACTAACTTACAAAAATCTACAATCATAACTAACCTCATCTGGTTAGTTACATTAGGCTAATCTGTCTGGTCAGGTTGATCAGGTTAATCAGGCTGATCAGAACGTGAGACTGTCACAATATATATTATGCGCCATCTTCAGACAGTAAACCTATGTAACTATGGTTTATATTATATAAGGCAATCAATGGGTTACAATGACTACCTCTGCTCAATACTTCACTACTCTCTACTCTGCTCAATGAAAAAGAATACTTCTTAAAGTATTGGCAAGCGATTGTTATCATTGCATTAATCATCAATATAAATTGCGCCTGTACACGTACCAATTGCATACAATCCCCAACTATATGTTGAAATACAAATGATATCAACGTGTTCTCCTAAAACTGACCTCTGGAGCGTTGGGTAGCTCAATACAGTAGTCTGCTGCCCCTTTTAAGCTCTTAGAGCTATCCATTATGGAGTCTTCCATTAGTTTCATCTTACGCACATCGCTGATATTACTTTGGTCAATGTCTTTCAATTCATCCACCAAAGACGCAAATACAACTATCGCATTTTGCAGATGGTTTGTGGTGCAGAGAGGCACAGTGATGCGTCTACAAAACACATCATCATTACTGCGCCTTACTCTAAGACCTCTCTCCATTCTGCTTTCTTTCCAACTCAAAGGTTTATCCCTATTCATTAAAAGTTACTCCTTGTAGTATAAATGTTAAAAGTTCACTTAATCAACTGGTAGTCACTCCCTTTTTTCATGGTAGTCACTACCACCTTTTCGGGTCAATTTACTATATTGGAGGACATCAGTGAGATGGTCAGATAACACCTCTCCTCGATTTGTATAGAGCAATTCACAGTAACGATCGAAGATACCTACAGCCCGTGGAGTGGCTTTAAATAAAAGCTTTTCGCTGTTCTTGTCACGAGTTATCATCTCGTAATCCATAAACTTTTGGTATAAGTTTCGCGCTGTTTTATCGTTACATCGGAGGGTGGTAGTCACTTCCGTAATGGATGCCCATCGATCTTCAAGTGTCGCTCGGAGAACAATACGGCTAAAGCATCGGGCATATGTACTTTCATTGAGCCAATTTACAAACTCACTATCCTTGCCAGTTGTATATTTATTTTCGTTTTGCATCTGGAATATTTCTATCTCTCTATCGCATATAACTCTCTTGATCTTTTCAAAGAGATAGGCTTCTACGCACTCAAGTTGATTGCTACCGCATGGTAATTTTGTTTGTATATTCATCTTCCCTCTCCTTTCAAGATATTTCGTATTGTTGACCGCTGCCATTTTATATTGCCGGTTCTGGTGCGTATCTTTCTTTCCTCTAGGCCACGCCTGTAATCCTCATAGGTCACAACGCCACCATGCTGATTGCGTATCTCTCTCAGTATTGGGATTATCTTGCGTCTAAACTCAGCAGCATTTGTTGCCTGTGCTTCATTGCCTAATTTCGAAGCCACATCATATTTCGCATTGCCAATCTTGTGATTGTACCGCCTAGCTCTTTCCTGACCTCTTCTAATGCTTTGAGCGTGTTTCTCTCTTCTGTGGATTATCATCTTCTCAGCACGTTCCAAGAGCTTACGATTGAATATCACATCACCCTCTATATCTTCTGTGTCCAGAATGGGTGTTTTGGTCTTCAAGATGTAATTCACACTTGTGAGGTTCTCTTCTATGTTTCGCATTGTAGCGGTGATTAATACGCATTGATCATTAGAGGTCACGACTTGGGTGGCATCTTGTAGTCCAGTAATATTTGTGTCTGTGACCGCACTCTTTTGATATACATCGCAATAGCACTCTAAGAGGTCTATGTTTCTCTCATCGGCATAATCCTTTATATCGCTCTCATATTTTTGGCTCTGATTAGACCCATGTTTGTAGCGATTATACCCTACTCCCGTTTTATAGTTCATTGACTGCTCCTTTTTTAGCAAATGGATGGTTTTGGTTTACAGTTTCAATTAGCCTTCTGTCGGCAACGTGTGTATATATCTCTGTTGTTGTGACATTGGCGTGACCCAATAAAGTAGAGATGACCATTAGGTCTGCACCATTATCAAGTAAGTGTGATGCAAAAGCGTGTCTCAATTTATGGGGTGATACTTTCCTATGATCAACTCTGGCAACGGAGGCTATGTGCTTCAACGATTGAAAGACAAGCTCTCTGTTGATGTAGCCTTGCCGTGAGTTGGTAGGAAATAAGTATTGTGAGTTACTCAAACGAGACTCAAGTAATAATTCAAGATATGTGTCTATGGCTTCAGTGGTGTAGGATGATATAGGTACAAGACGTTCCTTACTGCCCTTCCCTTTGACAATCATATGTTCCGGCTTTCCTGTGAAGATGCCCTTCTTCAGACATATGAGTTCTGATACCCTGAGTCCTGAACCATACAGCATCTCAACTATGACTTTATTTCTAGCTCTCTCAAGGGGTGTACGCCCTACCCTTTCGGACGCATCACAAATAGCAGTAACGTCCTTCACAGACAAAACTCTGGGCAGTGTAAGGGGTGCTTTGGCTTTGGGTATATTCTTACAGGGGTTCTCCTCTATCGCTTCCTCTTTGACGCAATAATCAAAGAAGCTTTTGATAGAGGCTAATCGTCTTGCCACTGTCTTATCATTAAATCCTTTGGCTCTCTGAGAGGCGATAAAGTCTGTAATATCTTTTTGCGTTGCGTCTAATATGTTGTCTACATATCTGTCGAATATCCTTAGATCATTGGCATACGCATCTCTGGTATTAAGGCTTAGTCCTCGTATGGCTACCAAGTCTAAGAGGAAGTCATGGATGGTCATGTTGTTAACATCTCGTAAAAGTCACTTTGTCTGTGACCCCAACAACATCTAAACTTTCATTGATATCTAGATCACAGAGATTACTAATTACGTCAACCCCATGCACTTTTCCATAGGCATCTAAATTCCAATGCTCTTGTTTTAACTCTTCCAACGATACAATCTGAGGGTCACATTCAGGATAACCCTCTTTCCATTCTACTTTGAATTTAGTCATATTCATCTCCTATTACACGTTTATTAACACTCTATTCACTACATATACCACAAACATACACGTTGTACAAGTACCAAATATAAATATTATATAAAAATTATATAAGGTGTAGGCATGAGTGAAAGTGAACAGCAAATATTACTACTGAGTCCTGAGACGAGAAGGATGCTCAAGGAGGAAGCGCAAGCGGATACCTATAAGTCTATGTCGCAAGTGGCAGATGAAGTTCTCAGAGAAGGATTGAACGCCAGAATTAAGG